CAAGATGTGAACGTACATTTTTAACACTGTTTATCGCCTCAATAACCTTACTGCCGCTTATATTGCCAACTGTATTTTTATTGCAGATAATACGGAAATGATAAGGTTCACCTTCATATTCATACCATTCCTCGATGTTGCTATCGCCAAGTATAGATTTAACAACATTTTCCACTGCCCACGCTGTGCCTTTGGTTTTATGAACCCTTATAGATTCTTTTACCAATCGGCGTTTATTCAGCAAAGGTAATGTATTATCATAAAAATCTACATGCCATTGCCATGCTAGCATATCAATAATATTTTCTGGTAAAAATTCAAGATTATTAATCAAATAACATTCATCAATTAATCCAGTTATTTTATTCAGTTCAATATCAATAGTTTCGGCTGCATTCCTTACTGTTTCATCAGCAAGCAGATTGGGAGGCATTATATCTGATAATTTTATAGTCTTAAAATCAATCATCTTCAAGACCTCCATATGCTACAGAAATAGTTTCTGCTACAGCCATTTCATTATCAGCTACAATTATTCTTCCTGCCGGGCTTCTAATATCAGCATATTTAGCACCTGCATCACGAATGCGGTAATAAATTTCTGTTGGATTTATATCGCGGCCTAATTTCCCCTTTTGCCATGATACATAATCATTTATAGCCTGCTCAATTTGAGTACATATCTCAGAAGCATTAACACTGTCAGACCTGGAAATATAATACGTAAGGTCAAGATTATATTTTTTAATGTCAGGGGCTTTTACAATAACTTTATCTGTGAGAGGTCTGACTTTGGAATCTGTAAGTACATTTTTTACTTCCTGCAGGATTTCTTCATCAGGTAATTCGCCACTGCTTAAAAGAGGCTGTATCAGCACTTCGCCCGGCGATGGAGATGTTACTGATACATCAGCAATCAGAGGATTAGCTGTCATAGCGTAATATCTGTATGCGCCACTTGAACCAGCATTAGAAAAACTTTCTGGAGCTTCATGAATACGGTTCCTATATGCTTCATCTGATTCTTCATCAGCACCGCCTTCAGACTTTGTTATATTGACAATGGAATCTACATAAGCAATTGGATCAATTATTCGGCATATCATGCCAGTAACATAATCATTATATTTTTCACCTGCTTCTGCAGCAGTTGCATCTACAAAGCCTTCCGTATTGCCCGGCGTAATAACAATATCTCTGTCGGTAGCAAAAACATAATTATCGCTCGTACTAACTCGTGTTCCAGCAGGGATGATAACATTTTTATTAATAGGAGCTGATAAAGTAATTTTCAGTGTTGTAACAGCTTTGCTGGCTTCAAGTCTGTCTGTATCAACTAAATATCCTAAATGGTCTAAGTTATCACCAGTAGCATAATATAACAAATTTTGCTTTAATCCATTATTAATTATTACTCTTTGCTGTACAATGATATCAGCAACAGAATAAAGAAATAGGCGTATAGGGTCTGCCAAACCTAAACTTCTGCCACTAATAGCCTGATAAATTTCAATGATACTGTCTCTTATTGCGGTTGTATCTGTTGTGCAAAAATTAATATCCTTAATCATTTGTATTAATCACCACCTTTACCACTGGATAAAGTTTTCCTTCAACAATTTCACCATTCCAAACTATATTTTGAAATTTAGCTCTCGGTTCATATTTTTCTATAGCCTCTTTTATTTCTTTGACAAGTAACGGCTTTATTACACTTACAGGTCGGTCTATTAGATAAGTGTTTATTCCAAAATCTCTATCCAGCGGAACTGAACCTTTCGCCGTTGTAAGAATAGTTTTGATATTTTGGAGAACTTCAAGATGTATACTGTCCGGCCTAAAATGCAATTTATCAATGGAAGTTGTCACATCAAAAACAGCCATCTAAATATCATCCCCTATCCACATATTCCTTTAAGTTAATATTCGCTTTGCAGTAAAGCACTTCACCAGTACCAGTAAACATTTCATCCGTTTCCTCAACACTTTCGATTATCCATTTATTGTCGCCAATAGGACCATTACCAAGAATAAAAGTAAGTACCTCGCCACCTTCACAGTATTCCACTATTTTTTTTATTTCATCCTTTGGATTATGTCCCCATTCAGCATGTATCTGAATTTCAAAGGAAATTGTTCTGAGGTTTGCACCGGTAAATTCTAAAATAGGTTTATCGCCGATTATTTCATGTTCTGCATATTTAGCAGAATAACTTTTTGACATATTGTTGACAGTCATGATTTTTTCGGTAGATACCTCAAAAGCAACCTCGCCTAAGCTTCCTATCCTGCTTTCTTTGTTATTTATAGCAGAACTTAAAATTCCTTTAGCTAAATTTTCCCAAAATCCCACGTTATCACCTACCCTGCAAATACGTTACCACTGCCAGATACATGGCTTCCGCCCCCGCCACAGGACATGCAGACTGTACCATCTCCTATCCTAGTAACAGGTTTGCCATTAACAAACACTGTACCGCTGCCCCCAGTAGTCTGAAATGTACCACCATGAGGACAGTTGCAGGGACCTGTGTCACTTTGTCGATGTACCCCTAAACCATTTGCAAATACATTTGGGCTGGTAGCTGAATTTGTTCCGCTTCGGCTGTGCGGACAACAGGGTAAACCGAATACGCAAACACCTGATGTACTGTCTCCCATTCTCGTTACTGCCGGCATATCATCACCTCTTATGGATTTAAATCAATTCTTGCACCCTTAATAGTAATATTGCCAGTGCAGTTAATTGTGAGATTTCCTGTTGAACGGTCAAACTCAATAAAACTTCCTTCGCCAAAATCTATTTTTCGGATATTAGCATTATTTTCCTTGGGCGGATTCACCTCTGAATAACGGCTTCCTATAATCATTCCTTCACCGCCGCCATTATCATTTTCCGCTATCCACACTTCCTCGCCGACAGTCGGAATCCAATAATGTTTCACATCACCACTGCCAAAGCAATTTATTGCTAATTCGTCAGATACAACGCCTTCCCTGTCTTCTAAAGTGACTCTGGCACGCATCAACGAAGGATTTACAGAAGATATTTTTCCTGCTTTAATAGCCATTTAAGCACTTCCTTATCTGTATACTGCATTGATAACCATTACGGCTTAAACTATGGGATGAATTGGTAACTAAGTATTTGCCATCAAATACATGAAAACCTTCCAATTTCACAGTAAAACCAGCAAGCCATAAATTTCTTTGCGATGTGTCAGAATCTGACACCTTCATCATACCAGCAAAACTAATATCACCAGTAATTTCATCCTTGTTTTTATCCCTAAGTTCTGCTTTTGCCAGCTTTTCAGCTTCAGCAACATTTTCAACTTTCTTATGGATTTCTAAAACCTTGCCTTCTTTTTTATCAGGATCATCAAAGGTATATTCTATAAGATTTCCCTGCTTGGTATTTTCGTATCTTACATGGGCAGACTTGTAGGTGTCTCTAGTTTTAGATTTAAAACTGTAAGAGGAAACATTACCATAAAGCTTTTTTATTGTTGCTACTGGCTCTGCATTATCTAAATCAGGAATATAATAAACATCGAGCTGACTATCTGAAAGTCTAATGCCATAATTCTTTTCCTTGGCTACTCTGATTAATACCTCTAAATCTGATTCTTCATTTTGTTCTACTCTGTCAATTTCATCATCTTCACGTAAATTCAAATACAGTTTCATTCCTGCATTATCCGCTATTTCTTTTGCAAGAGCAGATAACTTTATCTTTTCCCATGACTTATTTTTCTTTACACCACGAAGATTATTATTATTCGGCACAGAAACAGCTTTTATTTTTACTTCATGAGGAAGCCCGGATATTTCAATTTGGTCTACTTCAAAAGTGCCTAAAGGTAATTCTACATTGCCTGCACCGCCCCAGTTGACAGCTACAAAAGAGGCAGTTAAGGTAGCGCCCTTTTCAGGAAACCAGTCATTTTCCCAAAGCTCTTTTCTGTCTTCGAGCGTAATAGAAATATCATCTGCTTCATTACTGACAGAATCATTAAACTCAACAGATTTTACATACTTTTCAATGTCAGTGCTGATATCCTTATTGTCATAAGAAAGCTTCAGTACCATTTGCCTTGCCTGCACAAAATCACCTCTTCCACGGCGGCAGAATTGAAGGCCTGCGCATTTCTACATCAGGAATAGTAAGCTTTATACCAGCAGGAAATATCACAGTGTCCAGATAATCAGTATTGGCTTCCATGAGCATAGAAGTGTAGCTTTCACTGCCCATTTCTTTTTTAGCTATCATATCCCACATATCACCGCTTACTGTCTTATAGATAGTCATGCAAGGCTCACTCTCCTCTGTCTGTCACTAATGTCAGCTAATACCTTGCGAACAATGTTTTCAATATTCCCCTGAATAGCCCCTACTGTATTTGGATCAGCGTTGCCATTCACTGTAACAGGAATAGAAATGTTTATAGGCTGATTAACTGAATTATTTTCTGTGTTGTTGGTAGTGCTGGAACCTACAGGAAGATTGTCAAGGATATTCCAATAATTTCCTTTGTCTGAAGATTGATTATCTGGCACAAGACCTAACATACTGCCAGCAGTGTACCATAAATCTTTAGCACGCTTAGAACCATCAAGAGGTATAGCCGCCTCAGGGCCTTCCTCTGCAAAAGTTGTAAGGAATGCACCTTTGCGGTAAATACCGCCCTGAGCATTAGCAGCTATTTCAGCACCGCCACCGCTGACACTGTCACTATCTAACCCCATTATGGAGCTAATACCATCAGTAACAGCAGATACCATATTGCTGACAGTAGAAATAATACCGTCGACAACAGTAGAAACAATATTCCCCATGGAATTCCATGCCGCGCTCCAGTCACCTTCAACTAATGCCTGAATAATAACACCT